GTGCATGAATATCTGACGCCGGTCGAACTGGTGAGCCGTTACAAGGGAACGATCACGATCCGCACGCTGGCCAACTGGCGCAGCACCGGAGACGGTCCTGCATACACGAAGGTGGGCGGTCGGGTGCTTTACCCGGTCAAGTCCGTGATTGAATGGGAAAGCGCGAGAACTCTCGGGTGCAAGCGCTGAACCATACCCTAAACCGTACCCGCGAGCCTTTACCGGCTTGCGGGTGCCGGTCGGATTATCGAGAAGTTTTCGGGGGTTAGGTGGTGAGCCCGTCGGGGTTCGAACCCGAGACCCTCTGATTAAAAGTCAGACCGACAGGCATCACCTGCAATCACCCGACATCATCAAAGATCAATAAAACCGGGGTTTTTCAGTGGACCGGCTCGGGAGCCTGCGGTATTCATAGGGCTCGAGATCCACCGAAACCATACCCGGAACCATACCCTAATGCTCACCGACCGCAAGATCCAAGCCGCCCTCAAAACCTGCACGTCTGAGACCGTCTTGAACGACAAGGCAGGCGGTCGAGGGACCGGCAGCCTGGTGCTCGTCATCCGGCGCGGCGCCAATGGCGTCACCGCGAACTGGGCCGGCCAGTGGTGGCTCGATGGCAAGCGGCAGCGGCGGCAGCTGGGCAGATACCCGGACATGAGCCTGGCCGACGCCCGCGACCAGTATGCCCAGCTGGTGCGCGGCGCCCTGGCGACCGGCGTGAGCCCGAAGGTGACTGTTCCGGTCCAGCAGACGACGATCGCGGTCCTGTTCGAGGCGTACTGTGATCGGATGGTCGCCGACGGGAAGTCGAGCGCCACTGAGGTCCGCCGGTGCTTGAAACTGGCAGCGAAGGATCTGGGCGCCAACCGGCTGGCCGGATCTATCACCCCGGCCGACGTGAGCGCGTACCTGGCCAAGGTCTACCAGCGCGGCGCCAAGGTCGCCGCCGACCGGATCCGGGCTTACCTGTCCGCGGCTTTCAACTGGGCGATTAAGGCCACCCACGATTACCGGGAAGAACACCGCCGGGACTGGGGAGTATCCAGCAATCCCGTCGAGGCCGTCCAGCGCGATGCCGAAGCCAGCAAGCCGCGCGACCGGGTGCTGACCGAGGGTGAGCTCCGAGCGCTTTGGTCGGCCACCGCTGGGCCAGGCTGGGCGCCCGAGACCCGTGCAGCCATCCGCCTGATGATCGTCCTCGGCCAGCGTGCCCGCGAGACCCTGCGGATGGATGTCGCCGAGCTCGACCTCGATGGCGCGGTCTGGACGATCCCGGCGCCGAAAACGAAGGTCGGCAAGTTTGCCCACCCGGTACCGCTGCCGCCCTTGGCGATGGCCATCATCCGCGAGCTGCTACAGGTTCGCCGATCGGGCCTGCTCATGCCGATCGACGACCACGCCCTTACCAAAGCGGTCGAGCGATACCTCAAGCGCACGAAGGCGCCCCGCTGGCAGCTGCGCGACCTTCGGCGCACCTGGAAGTCCCTCGCGGCTGCGGCCGGTGTCGATCGGTTTACCCGCGACTTGATCCAGCAGCACGCAATGAATGACACTGGCAGTCGGCATTACGACCGTGCCGACTACTTGCCGCAGAAACGAGCGGCGCTGAAACTTTGGTCGGACTACCTGGAGAAGATCCTTGAAACGCCCGAAACCCGACTTCGACTTTGTGGCCGAGCAAGCTCTGCGGATGCAATATCTGCTGCGACAGCGGGCAGCGCTGCCGCGTGAGGATCTCGAGTACCTGGTCGACAAGGTGTCCACCCTGCGCGATCAGCGGCTGCAGCAGTGCGTCGCCGAGCTCATTGGTTGGGGAGACGAGGAGCGGGCCGAGCTTGAGACCTTCGTGGCGATCGCGATCGAGGTGATGAAGCGCACCAGGGTCACGACGCTGCGCGAATCCGCCCGCGTCGTCGAGCTGCGTTACATGCTCAAGCAAACAGCCGAGCAAGCCGCTCCCGCAGCTGGGCACAATCCAGGCACAGAGACAGGCCCAGCTCCCGCCGCGCGGGCAGGTTAGGCTCCTCGCACTCGATGCACAGCTCCGGCGCCTCGGTGCGCTGCTTGGCGCGAACGGCCGCGATCTGTGCGTCGAGCAGCTGCTGGGCTCGGTCGTTGGCGATGTCGACTTCGTCAGCCATCAGCGAACGGCCATGTATAAACCGACATTTGCGAGCGCGTAACCGGCGTAAACGATCGCCATTGGCACACCGCCCTTGAGCGCCTGCTCAATGGCGATGTAGGCGTAAATCACGCCGGTGAGGATGATCAGCGGGCCGCTCATACGTCGATCAGTTTGCCACGAAACTCGAGCACGTTGTCACGGAAGCGATGCGCGAGCTCCGGCCAGAGCAGCTCACCGTCCTTGAACGTGAGCACCGCGAACCCGCTGCGCCAGTTCAGCGGGTTGTCCTCGGTGTAATCGCGGAATTGCGGCCCCTCGGGATCCGCGAGCGTGCCGGTGTCCACGCCGAACCTGGTGCCGCCGTAGTCCGAGAACGGGGTCACCTTGAGCGAGTGCAAGTGTCCGGTCACCATCGACTTGCCCGACGTGACCGTGTTGTTATGCGTTGCGTGAATTCCGCCCTTGAATCGGTGCTTGACGACGACCGCGTCGTTCAGCCAGACCGACCAGGTAGGTTCCCATTTTGGGAAATGATCCCGCAGCTTGAAGCCGGCCACCTTCTCGAACTCTGGCGTGCCATTGGCGAGCCGAGACTCAAAGCGTGCATCGTGATTGCCTAGCGCCCAGATCAGGCGGCAATTCGGCTTGGCGAGCTTTTCGATCTCCCCGAGCGCGTCCTGGCAGGCTTGGATTTCCTCGGCGGCCGATGGCATCTGCTGCCACATGATGCGCGGGTGTCGGGAAATTGACGCCCCGTCGAAGGCGTCGCCGTTGTTGACGATTGCAGCCGGCTGCAGCTCCTTGATCGCCCACAGTAGCCCGCGAAAGGCGGTCGTGCGGAGCCCCGGCCAGAAGTGCGCGTCGCTGAACACCAGCACCGTGCCGTTTCGGATCCCGAGGTTGAGCCGGTTTGAGTAGGTGCCGCCGACGGACTGAAACCGGCCCGCCTGGCTGCCATTGATGCTCAGGCTGATGTTGTACTTTTTCTCGAGGTTTCGCCGTCGCAGATAGATGTTGCGAGGCGTGACGCCGATGGCCTTGGACATCTTGACCGGAGACCGGAGCTCATTCCACAGCTGAATGAAATCCTTGTCGGAAAGTTCAAGTTTCATCTGGCAGTTGAGCAATGAGGTTTTCGAGCACATTGATCACACGGTGCTCGGCGGTCTCGATCGCGCCGTCGATGCTGCGGTGATCAGCTGCGGTGACGATCAAGTCGTACAGGAAAACGTGCAGCACCTCGTGCAGTGCTGTCTTGCTGAGTGAACCTGAGTTGATCTCCTCACCCGCCCAGTCGCCCAGCCGGTAAGTCGCGAGCCTAGCGCCGGGGTGACACTCGACCTCGGCCATTGCCCCGCGCTGGGCCGGTTTCTGGCCGCGCTCGATCCGCCAGTCGCGCAGGTTCAGCACCCGCTGCCACTTGGCAACATAGCGGTCGAATTCGGCCACCTGCTCGGCGGTCGGTCGGTTCTTCACAATAGCTCGGCTTCGGCCTTTCGCCGTCTGACCAGCCCCGGCAGCACCTTGCCGCCACCTCGCACCCAGCGCATGAGCTGCTCGCGGGATGCGTCCCAGTCCTCGGCCAGGATCGTCCGCCGCAGCGTGCTCGTCTGCAGCCGGCCGACGCCGAGGTTGTAAGCGAAATCGACGATCGCGTTGCACCGCCTCGGGTGCAGCGCCAGGTTCGGGCAGGCCCGGAGCGTGCCCGGCAGGTAAGTGTGCCGGAGCTCGTACATCAGCAGATCGTCGGCGGCTTGCCTCGTGATCGGTGGATCCTGCAGCGATACGCGACGGCCGTCCTCGTAATAGGTCGAGCCGTAGCCGATCGTTGGGATCCCCGCTGGGCACAGATACGGCCGAGCGCGGAACCCTTCGAACTCACGACACAGTGCTGCGGCAATGCTCAGATCCGTCAACCTTGCGAAACCTTCTTGAACAGCGAAGCCGGTACCCGTGCGATGTCAGCGTCCGACCACGCGAATTGAATGAATTGGCCCACCTGGCGCCAGCACCCCGTCGTCGTTTTGCCGTCCTGATGGTACAGCGCCAGCATTGCGCCATCTTGACAGTGCGCATTCTGGTCGTGGAGCTCGACCCGAACCTTACCGTCGGTGGCTTCGGCAATCACTGCCGCCTGCGCCACCGAGACCGAGAGACACAGAGCAACAGCGATCGACTTCATGAGACCCCCTACAAAAGAGATCGTTTCTCGAGCGTGCGATTCAGGAAATGATAGTTCAGGATCCCGGCCACGAGCGCCACGAAATCCGGCGTCATCACGAACCGGAAAACGTCGTCGATCGACCCGCCGCGGTAGATCACGGCTGCAGCCATCACGATCTGCATGGCCAGGTAAACGCCGACCAGCGCATACGTCACGACCGGCCGCACGCTGGCCGATAGTCTCGCTGCCCAGCCGCCGGCGGCCTTCGTCATATGGGTCTGCTGCTCGATCGCCGACTTGAAGGCGTCGATCACTCCGGTGTCAAGCGCCGCCTCGCGCTGCGCTCCGATCTCGGCGAGCTTCTGCTGCCCGCGCTGGGCCTCGAGCTCACACTGCTTGCCGAACATGGCGAGCTCGTGCGCCCGCTCGTTTTTTCGGTCTAGCCATTTCAGAAATTCCGGCGCCAGACGAAACAGGCCGCCAATAAGCGACCCGATTACACCCCCGCCCAGCATCTCGATCATCTCGGCACCCACCCGACCCACGTTGCCAGCTTGGTGGCTGCGGCGCCGATGGTAGCGGCAATGCCTGCCACCAGCATCAGCGCCTTCCAGCCCCCGTGAGCCTCTGACAGCATCCGCTTGATCTCGGCGATGTCGGCCCGGAGCGCGTGAACCTCGCGTTCAAGCGCTTCGATCTGAGCATCGTGCCGACCAACCTGATGATCGAGTCCCATTGCGTAATTTTAGCGCAAGGCTGCGTGATTTGATTAGAGAAAGCGTGAAAATTACGTTTTGATTATGTAATTCACGACAAGACTTGGCTGCATGTTGTTGTGAGCGCCGCCGCCGCCGGTGGATCCGGTCGCCCTGGTCGTTGACACACCGCCAGACGATATGCCGCCGCCACTCGATCCGCTTGTTCCATACTCGTGCGTGTGCGCTGGCATTTCAGCGATCGACAGCGTATGCGTCTCAGCCCCGCCAGTGCTTCCTCGCGTATTGCCCAGCGTAGCCGTGCCAGTGCCGCCAGCTCCGACCGGAACGCGCCGCCGGAAATCTGGCAGGTTGAACGTCGTTGAACCGTCGCCGGCTCCGTAAGTCGTGCTGAGCACCGCGAACAGGTCCGCGTAAGTCGTCCGCGAGACCGCGGATCCGTCGCAGATCAGGTAACCGGTCGGAGCGCTCGCGCCCGCATACAGCTTGATCGTGCCAGACGGGTCGACGGTCGTGGCCAGCGGGAACAGGGTAACCCATGCCGAATTTGCCGCATTCCGCTGCTTGAGCATTCCGGTCGTCGTGTCCGCCCAGAGCTGATAGGCGTAAGTCGTGGCCGGCGTTGTGGCGCCCGAGTTGACGGTGGCGACCGCAGCCAGCGCGTTGTTGAGATCGGCGCGGAACTGCGCGCCGGCCTGGTTGTCGAGAACGTAGTCGTGTTGGCTCACGTTGAACCCTTGTTAGTTATGAGACGCGGACAAATAGGCCGGGAATCCAGTGGTACCCCGGCCCTTCCGGATCGTAGTAATACGCCGGTCTTGCGACGCATCGCCAAGTTCCCGATGGTGTCGTCCCGCCGGATCCGTAGGTTGTCGTCCCGCTGGCCGTCGATCGGCCGGCCAGATCGCCCAAATGACCGTTTACCATCGCCGACACCGAATAGTTATACCGCAGCGTCGAACCGGCAACCGTATCGCCGACATTGATCGGCATCGAATTCGTGCCAGGATGCGCACCAGGCACATAGACCGCCGCCACATAGTTGCCGATATTCCCGATCGTCGTGTTCGTGATCGCCCCGGCTTGACCGTTTAGCTGGGTCACGCCACTGGAAGCGACGCCAGTAACATCGAAGTTCGATCCGTTGATGGCCCCGATGGTGACCCATGCGTTATTGGCCGCGTTGCGCATCTTGAGCTGGGCGGCCGTCGTGTCGTACCAAAGCATATAGGCGACGGTCGTCGTTGGTGCGGTGGCGCCTGAGTTGAGCGACAGGATCGCAGCGAGCACATTATTCAGGTCAGCCCGCACCGTGCTCCCGGATCCGTTGGCGATGTCATAGTCGTGTTGGCTCATTGCCTTGCCTCTTACGTTGTCTTGTATCCGAAACCCTTGGCGATCCAGTCCATCGTCCTCGCGACGTTGGTGCCGGCCGAATTCTTGAATGCCACGGTAAACCCGGTCGATGATTGACCGGAGACGACCAGGTAATCGCCGGTCGCGAGATTATAGGGAGTGATCGCGACCGCTGGCGTGTCGTAAAACGCATTCGTATAGGTCACCGTCAAGCCGCCGACGCCGACAGATACGTTCTTCGCGCTCTCGATCCGGTCTGGCACGTCGATCGTGACGCCCAGCTCGGAAAATTCGACCTGCGTATATGTGTCCGCCCCGCGATCGACGATCATGCGGAACTTGAACGCTCGCGCGGTGTAGTCGCCGAGGTAGAACTGCCGCCACTCGGACCAGGTCGGCGTCCCGGCCGGGTTGTCGTTAGTCGTGGCCACCTCGAAGGTCGCCGAAGCGTCGCCGAGGATGATCTCGGCGTCGAAGTTCGTGATCGCGTCCCAGTCCAGCCAGGTGTCGACATAGTCGGCGGTCACGTCGCCCAGATCGATGTCGCCCAGCGTATCGATGGCTGGCCAACGATCGACGACGTTGGCCAGGTTGATCGTGTCGGCCGCGAAGTTGACCGAAACCCGGCTTGTGTAGACCGCACCAATGTCGATATACGAGTCGAACTCGTACATGCCCGACTGCACGGTCGGATCCGGGAATACCTCGCCCTCCTGATAGGTGCCGGTCGTGAAATCAAGATCGAGCGATGGCGTCGGGATGTATTCGAGCTTGAGCTTGTTCGACTCGACGAACATATCCGTTTTGGTGCCCGAGAAGCTCGGGTGCTGGCTGTTCGCGACGACCGCGTTGTACTGGATGATCGAGAGGGTCTGACTGACGACCTCGGCGGCATTGGCGGACAGCGTGCCGCTGCTGTCCATCGCCCGCGCCAGGTAGGTGCCCGCGGCAAGCGGCACGGTGCCGCTGTTTGAGGCGCCCGAGAATTCCGCCACTGGGATCGCGGTGTTCCAGCTGGCGCCGGACGACAGCTCAGAAAAGCGGATGACGATCTGGCCGCCGATTCGCACGTCGAGGTCCGGGTGCAGATCCCACTGCAGCAGGCCCGTTGCGCCCTGCGCGACCAGCTGAAAGCCGGTGATGTCTGCAGGCTTGGCGGTCTTGCCCAGCACGGTAGCCGAGAAGGTATAGGGCAGCGACCGCTTGCTGAGCGCGTTCACCGCGTAAATGGTGATCGTGTACGTCCCGACCTCGCAGTCCAGCAGCTCAAGCGAAGGAGCGGTCGCGACCTGCTCGACGACGTTTTGCCCTTCGATCCGGTACTGCACCAGGTAGGTCGCCGCGTAGGCGACCGGCGACCAGCTGATCGAGGCGCCGACCTTAACGTCGGTCGGGGTCGTGTAGAGGTATTCGGACAGTGACGCGACGGTCACCGGCTCCGGCGGGTCGTCCAGCGAGGTGATGCTGCGCGACTGCAGCACGAGCCCGTCCTCGACGGCTGCGTACTTGTCCGGGTCGTGGCGCACGCCGGTGATCTCGATCTCGCCGTCGACCTCGCTGATCGTGACGACCCGGAAGGTCTGCGCCTCGACGGTCGCGCCAGAGATCAGCCATTGCGCCCCGGCTTGCGGTGCAGCACTCAGCGCCGACGCCAGGGTGACCGACTGGCCCACCGAGCTGGACACCGTCCGCGACTCGACCGCACCGCTGGGCAGCATCACGAACATGGTCCAGGTGCCGGCGCCCAACACCAGCGGCGCATCGACCCCGACGACCGTCGTGGTGGCGGACACCACGCGGCCACCCAGCCGGGTGCCAGCGCGAGCCGAGTCGGCGACCTTGATGATCTGACCAGGTCTGACGACCGCGCCCTCGATGCCCGTGCGGAACGACACCGTTTCCGACTCGTACCGCTCGGAATACAGCAGCCAGCGACCGACCCGGTTCGCCTGGCCGCGGCTGGTGCAACCGACCGCCACAACCTCGGTGGGCACCACGCCGAACCGTGCAATCGCCTCGGCGTCCTCGACGTATTCGATCTTCTGCTTGTACAGGTCCGCCGGGTCGTTCCAGGTCACCAGCGCGACCGTGTGCCGGGCCTTGGCGCTGGCGCCCGAATAGGTAAAGCGCCCCTCGATGACGTTGGCTTGCGTGTACAGCGCCACCGGGTCGCTGGGCGCGTCCTGCGCGACCGTCAGAGCGCCCGAGGCCCAATAGACCATCGAGCGGAAGCAGCTCGCGAGGTCTTGCACGACCTTGAAGGCTTCCGCTCGGCTCTGCAAGTACAGGTTACAGGTGAAGCGCGGCTCGAGCCCGCCGAACCCGTCGTTCACCAGTTGGTCGCAATACTGGCTGATCGTGTACAGCGCCCACTTGTCGACCTGCGCGGCCGGTATGTAGGTGCCCAGCCCGTATCGCTCATTCGTGACCAGATCGTAAAAGCACCAGGCTGGGTTATCCGTCCACTCGGTCTTGAAGGTGCCGTCCCAGACCCCGGTGTATGTCCGGGTCGTCGGGTTATAGTTGACCGGTACCTTAACCTTGATCAGCTTAACATCGTAGCCGCGCGTCGGCACGCCCTGGAAAGCTGCCGCGTCAAACCGGGTCGTGACGATCGCCGAGTTCGGATAGCGGAGCTTCGCCTCGATGATCTCGGTATAAGTGTCCCAGAAGGTTTTATTCTGCAGCTTGAGGTTCGTGCTGTCCTCGGTGATCCGGCGCACGCGGATGTTCCACGGTGCGGATCCGGTGAGCGCGATCTTGTAGGCCCGCTGATATTTGCTCGTCGCCTTGCCGTCGATCGTGTCGGTAACCTTGGTGACGTAGCTGCCGCCGCTCGCCTGGACATCGATCGCGATCTGCACCGAAGTGCCGACCTGCGAGCCGTCATCCTTGGCGCGGTAGAGCGCCGGCACGCTCAGGATCACCCGAACCGCGTTGACATCGGAGTTCGACACCGTCCGCACGACCGAGGTCGCTGCCGTCACCTCGGTGGCCACGTTGAGCGACGACTCGATCGCCGCGGCGTCCGGGATGTAGGTCTGCGCCTGCGTCCCTGGCCGGGTTTCGTAGCTCACATTCTCGAAATTCCGGGTGCCGTCGGCGTTCTCAAGCGGCGTGCCGTTGAGATAGATCGACTTGGCGCCATTGACCAGACCGACGATCTCGCCCTCGGAGATCAGGTCAACGATCCGCGCGAACGACTTTGATCGTAGGTCGCTCATGCCTCGATGTCATCCGCTGATAAGCCGGCGCTGATCACCGCGCTGCCGACGATGAGCCGACCGTATCCGATCGGCACCGGGTGCCCTTGCGATGTCGTGTTGACCGCGCCATCGAACACGAATGACGGTTCGGTCGCGTCGGCGACGCCAGGGGAGGGAGGCGTCGGTGCGAGCAGCTGCGAGATCCCGCCGAGTGCGAGCGAGACACCGATACCGAATGCGACTTGGCCGATCAGGCCCGAGAAAACGAGCCCTTGACCGGCCACCAGTGCGACGCCACCGGTAAAGAATGCCGCCGCGATGATCGCGCCACCGATCAAGATACTGGCCAGCGGGTTGCCGCCACCAGCGCCGGCGATCACCGGAACGATCTTGATGGTCTGCCCAGCTGGATCATGCAACTGGTCCAGGTTCACCGCGTCCTGGTTCGACAGGATCCGATAACCGACGTTCCGCTCGTGGCTGCTCGATAGGAATCCAGCAAAGTCCCGGAAGTTCGCGCACAGCGCTCGAATAGCTTCGGCCGGAGACCGAACATCGAGTCGGTGCATCCGGCCGAACCTCTTTCCCAGCTCACCTTGAAGGATGATTGTCCGCATGTCTCAGAACGTGCGTCACTCGGCGCCGCCATTGATCGTCGAATATGTCCCGGCCCGATAAGCGGCCGCGAACGTGATGCAAGATCACATTATCCCCCAAATAGACCGCGGCATGGTTCGGAACTTTGCTCGCAGCCTGCATTAGCAGCGCGTCGCCAGGCTGCAGCTTGGCGAGCGGTATCTCGTGAAACCCTTCATCGGCGAAGTGCTGCGAGTATAGATCGTCGCCCCGCAGCCACCATTCCTCGGCCCGGTCGTAGTCTGCCAGATACAGCGAGCAATTGATCCTGTACCAATCCTGTATCAGTGTGTAACAGTCTGATACACCGTGAACCCATTCGCGGCCGATCAGGTCTCGCGTGTAACCGGCTGGCTCGAGGTAGGCCCAGCGGTTTTCGGGCACCCGCACGATGTGCCAGGGTAAGCCGCTCGCCTCGCACGCCTGCCGATCGATGATGCTGGGCGCCTCGGGCATGTTCGGGTGACTGTGAACGACCGCCAGGATCTCGCCGGCGTCGCACGCCCTGGCGTAGTCCCGCGGATCCAGCACAAAACACTGCGCCGCGTTCGAGATGTTGTCGCACGGGTGATACACCGCGCCACGGCTCGCCTTGACGACCAGCCCGCACGCCTCGCGCGGATACTCGGCCATCGCGTGCTCGTAGGCGTCGGCCTTCACCGGGTGAGCCCCGCCGACGGGAAAGCTCCGAACGGAAGCGGCGCGTACTGGCCGAATCGCAGCTTGCAGCTGGACAACCGCTTGCCGCAAGCATCGAGCGCGAGCGATCCGACGACCTGGTCGGAGGTGTTCCAGTAGTTTGAGCCGTTGTAGCCGCATTCGGTGCCGCGGTACTTCCAGACGCAAACGTTCTGAATAATCTGTCTGCGCGGCAGCTGGACACCGGCCACGTCGAACGCGGCCGCCAGCTCGAACTCGACGAAATCCTTTGTCTCGACGGTCTTGCGATCGACGTAATAAATCTCGTCCGAGAACTCAGCCGTCGGATCCGCCGTGCTCGACCGCACCCGGTAATCCTGCGCGGTGAAGTTCAGATCCAAGCTCTGCGCGTTGAAGTTCGCATCGTCGAGGAACTTGGCCAGCGTCCGCTTGCGGGTGAGCTTGGCGCCCAGCAGGTCGTCATAGCTCAGCACCAGCGCCGTGATCGTGCCAGCGACGTTAGCGACCGCCAGCTTGGGCCTCGGCAGCTGGCCGTTGCCCGAGTAGTCAAAGCCGCTCGCCTGGATCGGGAACGCGGTATAAGTGTTGCCCTGCCAGACGATATTGCCGCTCAGCTGGTTGGTGCCCGCATGAAACCGCAGCAGGCTCCCGCCGAACGCGGTACAGTCCAGCACGAACAGCTCGATGATCGCGCTCGGTGCGAGCTTCTGGATCTCCGTTTTGATCGCCGCAGCCGTCACTCGAACACCTGTTCAAACGTCGCGCTGATCGTGTTCAGATTGAACCGGTTCATCGTTTTTTGCCACTCGCGGCACACGACCTTGATCGACGCGGTCGAGTCCGGTGGCGTCCAGGTAAACGCCTCGACCGCACCTCGAGCCGACAGGAACCCGGTGATCGCCGCCGTGTCCGTGTTCGATCGGTTGGCGAAGGTCAGAGACCAGACCTGCGCCTGCGTGTTGATCCCGTCCGCCTGGCGCTGCTCGTACCCGTCGCCGAACTTGGCGATGCGCACCCGCGGCTTGACCGTCTGCTGGGCCGAGTAGTCTGGTGCGTAGCTGAATGTCGTCATGTTAGCCCGCCAGCAGCCCGCCGGGCCGCTTCTGGTTGATCAACTCAGACTTGACGACCCCCGCGATGATGCGGCCCAGCTGGCCAGCGCCGTCGTTGCTCTGCACGGTCGTCGAGCCCGACTCGACGTTGACATTGACCACGACATCGCCACCGCCGCCCTGCATCGTGACCGGGATCGACCGGCCGTCGGGCAGCGGCACATAAGCCTCGGGCATTGAGCCCTCGCCGAATACCGCGACCTGCGGGCTGGTGGCGACACCGCCGCGAGCGTAGCGCTTGAGAGGCATCTCGCCCGACAGGCTCATGACGCCGCCGTTCGCAAAGCCGGGAATTGCACCGAACCCAGGCCCGCCGCCGAACATTCCGCCGATCGCCCCGAACAGCGGTTGCGTGATCGTCCGGTAAACGGCCATGCGGATCAAGTCTTGGATGATCGAGTTCGCCATCGACTTGAACGAGCTTTGCGCACCGGTCACGAAGCCCGCGATCGCGTCCGCGCTCGACTTGCCCCAGCCCTCAATCGCCGACTGCAGGTCGTCGAATAGCCCCTTGCCGGCGTCCTTCATCTTGTCGGTCGCCTCGTCGAAACGGTCTTGCGCCTTGAACACCGCGCGGCTGTAGGTGTCCCAGTCGATGTATCCCTGCTGCAGCATCTCGTTCAGCTTCGCCAGCTCAATGTTCAAAGCCTCAGCCGGCGTGCGGGTCTCGGTATAGAGCCGCTTGGCCTCGTCCATGCGCTGCTGCTCGCGGCGAGTTGCGTCCTGAGTAAGCCGCGCCATTTCCTGCTCGCGCTCTTTGTCGGCTTCCTGCTGCTGGGCGAGCGCCTGGCGCTGATCGAACAACCGACCCAGCGCCTGCAGCTCCTCGTCGGTCATGCCCAGCCGCATGCCCTGAATCAGTAGCAGCGCCTTCTCGCCCTGCGTCAGCTTGGTGACCTCGTCCTCGAGGCGGCTCAGCATCTGCAGCCGTGCCTCGGCCATCCGAAGCGCCTCCCGGTCTGGCTCCGCAGGCTTGGCGATCGCGGCCTCGACCAAGCCCGACTTGGTTGCGTCGATGCCTGGAGCCGGTCGCGCAGCGTCATCCATGCGCTTCTTGATCACCAGCAGCTGCCGGAGCTCCTCCTCGGCCACCGCGATCTGCATGCGCACGTCGGTCACGTCGCCGAATATCGCCTGATTGATCTTGTTGGCGAGCGTGTCCTTGGTCAGGTCCGCGAACAGTTCCCGCAGCCGCGTGAGCCTGCCTTGCACCTTCTCGATCGAGGCGTCGACGTTCTTGAAATCGGTGCCCATCTCGATGATGACCTGCCGACCTGCGCCAAAAATCTGATCGAAGATCCCGCCGCCGTCCTTCTTGATCTGCAGCAGCGCATCGGTCAGCCGCAGCATGTAGGGCATCAGGTCGTTTGCGATCGCTCGGCCCAGCGCTCCGGTGGCCGACCCGAGCAGGGTCATGTTGTCTTGGTACTCTTTGGCTGCCGCCGCGAACTCCGTCGAGATCTTAGACTTCGTCTCGTCAAGCCGCTGGTTGAGCTCGGTCAGGAACGGCAGCAGGTTGGTGGCCGACTTGCCGCCGAGCTCGGTCATCACCTTGCTGATCAGCACCGGGTCCAGCCCGTCGATCGACTGCGCGAGCTTGATCAGCAGGTCATCGGCCCGGATGATCTGGCCGCTGGCGTCCCGGACATCGACGCCCAGCGCTCGGAAAATCTTTGCCAGCTGCTCGTTGCCCGTCGCGGCGTCGACCGCGTTGTTCGAGAGCTTTTTCATGGTGTCGGCGATCGACTCCATGTCGGTGCCCGACAACTTGGCGACGGTATTGAACCGCGAGAGCTGCTCGACCGATACACCCGTCTTGATCGACAGGTCCGCCAGATTCGCCGCGGCGTCGATCGCACCCGTGACCAGACGGCCCAGCGATGCCACTCCGGCAGTCGCAGCGAGCGCTCCGAAACTTGCCCGCAGCCCAGCGAACGCGGTCCCGGCCTTGTCTGCGGCGCCCTGCAGCCGCTCCATGCCGGTCTTGAGCTGATCAATTGCCTGCTGCCCGGTCACGCCCGCCGTGATCCGCAGAGCAACGGCCATATCCATCGCCATATCAGCCCCTCGCGTTCAGCACGTTAAGCGCTGCGATTTCCATCGCCTGTAAGTCGCTCATCATCGCAGCCTGGTCCGTCACAGAGTAGATTCTAAACAAAGCCTCGGCCGCTTGATAGTTGAGCCCCAGGTAAGCCGGTCCCGCGATGACGTTCCATTGCGTCTGCAAGCGCATGAACATCACCACAGTGTCCGCATTCTCCTCCCAAACCCCGAAATCTGTATCGGTATCTGGCAATCCTTGGACGACTTGAAGCGGCGCCCCGAATGCTGCCAGATCCTCCGCTGATTCATCGATGACGCCGCCCCGCGCCCAGTGCCGAGCGGCGTCCGTTAGTTTTTTCGCTTCGCTCCCGCGAGAGACTGGAACAGCGCCATCACGATCGACGCGGCCACCATCGGGATGTCCAGCAGCTGATCGAGCGCGGCCTCGGAGTAGGGCACCGGGTTCGCGCCATCGGTCACCCCGGACCAGCCGACCACGACCTCGCGCACTAGGTCCACGTCGCGGATCTCGCTGCGTTCGATCTGGCCGCGGATCTCCTCAAGGCGCGACTGGCTCAGTCGCTTGAATTCCGCGTCGAATGTCGCCTTCTCGGTCCGTCCGCCGTCGACCGGCAGCTCGACGGTCACCGGCCAGGTGTAGCTCGTTGGTTGAATGATCTTGAACATCAGGCCCAGATCCTTACAGGGTTCGCCGGTGTGACCTTGAAGGCGTCCAGCTCCGGCACGAGGTGATCGGCAGCCAGGCGCACGTTGACGTGCCAGCCGTCGATCGGCGCCATCTCGGGCTGCTCGCCCATGTCGGTGGGCTTGTAGATCACGCCGATGTAATCGACAGACGCGCCCGGAGCGGCTGCGTAGCCAGCGGGGACGATGACAGTCTCATCCTCGGCCAGCAGCGCCTGCGTCTCGATGAGCAGACCCGCTGCGAGCAGTTGCTCGTATGCAGCCTGCTCGGATGAGAACTTGAGATAGAGATCCGTCCAGAGCGGCACGGGAGGGGTCAGGGGGAGATCGTCAAGCATGGTGTCCTCACGCGGTCAAAGTCTGGAGTTCGGCGTCTAGGAGGCGTCTTGGGTAGTACGCCACGCGGCGTAAGTGACCGTTAAGACTTCTGCTCAATCCAATCGTTCCGCCCAGGGTTGCCTGCGTAACGGCTGGAACTGTTCCAGACGTATCCGTTACAACTGTCCCGCCATTTCTTGTGGCAGCAAAATCATTCAGCTTGTACGCATTCGCCTGTCGGTACGTTGCATTTGCAACCGCCACACCGAGCGGAATATTTACTTGAGTAACTCCACCGTCAACAACAACAAGTCGAGAATTGATCGAACTGTTGAGGCTCATAGTAATGATGTTGTTTTGATCTGTGCCTATATCAACAATTGGATTGAAAGACGAATACCCAGCGATATCGTACTCAGCGAATACCGTCCCCTCAGTCGCGTTGAACCACGGCGACAACGTATTCACACTCGCAACATCCGCGCTGCGTGTGACGGTGGCAGCAACAGTGGGGATGTAGCTGGTGGCGAAGGCTCCGGCTTCGAGTTGTGCGCCCCAGATAGATACGCCGCTCGTACCGTTGCCAGCAAAACTTTCTGTGTTTGCAGTAGCAACGGCAGAAAGACGGAAACCAGCAGTTGATGACGCACTGGCGGTAGCTGTAAGCGAGACGCGATACCAGCCGTTGCCAACTGCGGCGATCGACTGACTTACCGGGCTTCCAGAAACCGATCCAACTGTGCCGTTGGTAAGGTCAAAATACGCGGCTGGGCCTGCCGAAAACGCCAACCCTTGGCCAACAATCCGGCAATAGCTGTAACCATCAGCCTTAACGTAATAGGTGGCCGTGTACGTTGTGGCATTCGTAGCCGAAAAATCCTGATGAACACTGTGAGTTGTATTTGTGGTGTTCGGGATCAGCTTTTCAGCATCAGCGGTTCCATCAGGGCTTACAGCGGCGTTAGCCGAGATTGTCGCATTTGACTTCGTCCACGCCGCATTGTCGAACTGCTCGGAGTACAAAATCGAATTCGTCCTCTGCTCCTCAATCAACAACCCCCTAGCCGCCAGCGTCACCGGGTCGTAGTCAAACCGAGGGCCGTAGACTGCGGCGCTGGTGGTGGGCGTGTAGTCGAGAGGGTAGGGGCCGACAGCGAGTTGAGCGCCCCAGATAAAGATGCCGGAGGTGCCGTCGCCGGTTGATGAAATTGCAGCAGTATTAGAAAAACCGTACCGAAATGAAGTCGATCCAGACGCTGTGGCCTGTCTAGTGTAAGAAAGTCTGTACCACCCATTCCCGACGTTTGTGACTGACCCAAAAGATGATCCACCACCGGAAAGCGTCCCGCTGTCTAAATCAAGTAAACAATCTTCTCGCGTCGTAAAACCCGTTTCAGGTGCATTGAAAAACGCATATTTCCACTCTCCCTTCTTGAAATATGCGCTGACCGTGTACGAAACCCCAGAGGTGGCGGTAAAGTTTTGCTCTATTCGTTTTGATCCTGTTGTAGCGTCAGAAACCATTTTGTCTGCGGTTACGGTTCCATTTGGCGCAGTTATAACATTGGCTGATATTGAACATCCCGTTTTAGTCCACGCCGCATTATCTAACTGCTCGCTGTACGTCAGCAGATTGTGCGGCGCATACTCCACCCGCCCCGTCGGCCCGACCCTGGTGGCGTTGCTCGACCGGCTGAACGTGATGATGTCGGAGAATGCTTTCGATACCAGCGTCATATCAGACCTCTATTCGGTACGTCTGAGTCGTGAAGTCCAGGTCCAGCGTCTGACCGGTGTACTGAGCGCGACCGATGGCGGATGACAAAACGGCCGCGATTGCGGCCCGGATGGCGGCTCGGATCATCGTTAGATCGCCACGGTGACGCTGGTCGATCCGCCTGCGCCGCTCACCACGGCGCGGATCGGCGTATTGATCGGCAGGTCCATCAGCACGGCCGACTCTGCGGTGAACGCGGCATATTGCAGATCGACCCAGTTGGTGCCGTCATCCGACACCTGCAGCTTAACCGTAGCGCCACCGAGGGTGCCGCGGATAATCAACAGGACAGGCCCACCAGGGTGCAGGACCGACGAGCTGTTGCCGTTCGTCGTCCGTGCCGAGAATAGGTATGTTGACATGATCAGCTCACCACGATCGAGATTTCGTCATTGCCTGCCGTGCTGGGCACGAAGGTCATCGGGACCGAAAGCATGTGGATGCCGTTCGCGTCCTGGTACGTCGGCGGTCCAAGCGAGACCCGGCTTGAGGTGACTTGCACCCGGTTGCCGGCGACCGTGCCGTGCGTCACCTGGAAGTTGCCGATCGTCGTGGCCAGCGCGGCCGCGAAATAGTCCTTGCCGGCGATCGTCGGAGCCTCGAGCACCACGGTGCCGCTCACCTGGCGATCCGTCATCAGCACGTCCTCGGCGCCCACCAGCATGCGGTAATTAACCGCGTTGCCGAAGTTGATCTCGGCCGACTGCATCGCGCCTGAGTACGAGTGCAGCTGGAACCCGGTCGTGTTGTCCGAGTTGGCCGCGAGCGGCGTCTGAAATGCGGTGTACGTCGGGCTGGGCAGCGCCGTGTCGGTCGGTGCATTGTACAGGCCCGTGAAGCTGAACCGATACACCGGGATCTGGCCCACCTGCAGGCTGATCTGCACATTGCCGCGAGCGCCGGTCACCTTGTGGAGCACGCCGTCGACGTTGTAGTAAATCGTCACCGACCCGAACGACGCGGACACCGGCGCATACGTCACCGACACGCCCGCCGAGGTCGTTGCGGCCATACCACACGCGAGCAGCAGCGGGCCGTAAGCCGGCGCGGTGCCAGCGGTGCCGGATCCGGCGACCTCGACCTCGAACTCGCAGGTCACATGCACGCCGGCCTCGATCTGCTCGCTGGCGCCCAGGTACGGGCGAACCAGGTCGCGGCCGACGATCTCGGAATTCTGCGGCGTGATCGACAGGTTCCGCACCAGGATCGCGTTCGCGGCCCCGGTCGGCGTCGAGTCCGTGCCGTAGGTTGTTTCGGTTTTAGCGAGGATCACTCGCTTGCGACTGAGTAGGGGCATGTTTACCTCGCGCTCTGATGCGTAATTTTACCCCAGCACGTTGAGTGCTGTGCGATATGTGACAGTGTATTCGATGCTGACCACGCCCGCAGGCTGATCGGCCTCGAGCATTTCCCAGCTTGTAGTGCCTGGCACGATGTCCGTGACGTATCCGCCCAGCGTCGTGTCAGCGAGCAGTCGCTGGTGGATGTCCAGCACGATCGGGTCCGCGACCTGGTCGGGAACCGGAGCCCGGACGATCACCGCGACCCGCACGGCCATCGTCCACTGCAGGGTGCCCAGCGTGTCCTGGCTCGCAGCGTCTGACACCGGCTCGACGACGATCGCAGGCGACTCACCACGCGCAAGCGGCTCGACCCGGCTGCGGTACACGCGCCCGGAGACGTTCACCGTCGGCGTGAGCAACAGCGCAATGCGGGCTAGGATCGTCTCGCGTGTCGACACCGTCCAGACCTCATAATCGCCCTGGACAAAGTCCAGGATCAGCCGCTCGCCGGCCATGCTTCATACCTTCTGCAGGTACACGACAGCGAAGGCGCCATCGTCCTGCAGTCGTACCTCGCGCACCGTGTAGGCAGCGCCTGCCACGGTCAGCGAGTCGCCATATTTCAAATTCGGATACACGCTCGCCTTGACGGTCAGCGCGTAGTCAGTCGTGATCACCATGCCGCCCGCAATCACCTCGCTGGGCATATCCAGGATCCCCGTCGTCGCCGTCGTGCCATTGGTGACGGCCACCGCGAACTCGGCGGTCTGCAGGAATACGTCGAGGTTCTCAGTCAGCGGCACGCTTGCGGCCCTTGCGCTTGACGGGCTCGGCCACGGGCTCCTCGCTCGCGGTGACGGCCACGTCGACCGCCTCGATCGCCTTGCCCAGCTGGATCAGCAGCGCGGCATCGCGGTCGGACAGATCCTCGACGGATCCCTCTCGGACCCTGCGGCCGTCTGCCATTGTCGTTCGAGTTATCAGCACGCGCATGTGAAAAAACGGGCCAAGGTTATCCCTCGGCCCGTCCCTGCTCAGTTATCAGGCCAGGTCGGCGTCGCCGTAGCAGAACGAAACCGCGTTCCGCACAGCGATGTCCACGTCTTGCAGCGCGACGACGCGGACCGTGCCAGCGGTCGAACCCGAGTACGGGTCAACCATCAGGTCGAGACCGGACCACATGCCGACGAGGAGGTCGGCGAAGTTGCCGAAGAACACATCGCCAGCGGTGACCTGGTTCGAAGTCTCGGTGCGATAGCCGTTGACCGTGTTGCCCGGCTCCCACACGAACTGAGCCGTGTTGGTGGCCTTCTCGGTCGTCTTGAGTGCGCCACGCTGGGCCGGGTTGAACAGGTAGACCAGCGAGCCGAGGTCGGCGTTGTCGATCGCGACTTCGCTCTCCATCGCCACCAGCTCCGCGAACGTCGGGTTCGTCGCCGCGAAGTCCTTGGTGTTGACGCCGGACTGGTTCTTGATGCCGGTCGGCTGGTTGCTGGCGCCGCTGCCGTAGAGCGCAGCAGTGTCAACGGCCAGAGCGATCACGGCGGCCAGGTCGCGGCGCACCATCGCCTCAACGTCGATCGAGGACTGGATCAGCAAGCGGCGGCTGATGTCGGTCCAGGCGCCGACGGTCTTGGGCGACATCGTGACCTGCGCGAGGGTCTGCTGGCTCTCGGTCGGAGCGTTGTTCTCAGCAACCCAGTAGGCAGTCGCGGCGGCGCTCTGCTTCGGGATCGCTACGTTGCCCACGAGACCGGACATCATGGTCGCACCAGCACGCATCACGACCGCGCGGTTGCGCAGCATCTCGATGAACGAGTCGGCCATCAACTCGGTGGCAACAGTGAAGCCGCCCGCGTTGTTGGTGCCAGCGGTCAGGTCGCGCTTGTGGCGCAGGATCTCGCTGGGAATGAACAGGCCGCGGCTGGCCTTGCCGGCAGCCTTGGCACCCGCCTCGGACACCTCACGCTCGAAAGCAGCAGCGTCCCACGCGGCACGGTCGCCGGGGTTCGCAAGCGCATTCATAGCGCGGAGGAACGAGTATTCGCGGACTTCCTTCTGGCTCAGTCCGATGTCGGCTTCTTTGCCGGTGACAGGCTTCTGTTCCACTTGGATATTCTCCAGAAATGCGGCGCGGGCCTCGTCGAGACCTTTGCCAGAATCAATAAGGGTGCGGGCCAGCTCGGGCAGCTTGTGCCGTTCGCCCAGCGCGCTGATGGCGGCAATACGCGAACGTTCGGCTTCGGCAGCCTGCGTCGCAATCACCTCGACATCGATGTGTTGCTCGGACATGGTTACTTCCTCGGAGGGTTGATCCGCAGGCTGTGCGGGTTCAGGCTCAGCGCGCGTCAGATTGATCGCACGCATTTCGCTGGTCTCGGCCCGCCCGACGCCGACCGTCGGATCTGCAGGGATCGTCACCATCGAAATCTCGTAGGGCTCCCAGCGGGTCGCCCGGTAAACACTGCGGCCGTCGACCTTCTCCTCGACCATGTCGACGATTCGGTATCCGAACGAAACATTGCGCAGGATCCCGTCGTTGACCATGCCCAGCACCTCGTCGGCGCGTGCGGTCTTGGCGAAGCGAACCTTGGCGTATCCGCGCTTGTCCTTGTCGATCCAGGACCGCTCGACGACGCCGATGATCTCGTCGGTGTTGTGATTGAACAACAGCGGAGCGCCATCGTTCAGCCGCGCCAGGTCGGCGGCCTTCTCGCCGTGCGAGAGCACCTCATCACCGAACCAGCGTTCGACCGGCAGCTCGCTCGAAAATGGGAACTCGATCGTGCGCGATTCCGTGTCGACCTGGATCGAATCCGTCGCTGCGGCGCGGGTGAGCGCCGGAAGTTCGAGTTTGTCCATCAGTCCCCCAGTCTACTTGCAGCGAATTATACCGCGAAGTTAGGATTCACTGACATCGTCGGACTCGGCTGCATCTTCGGTGACATCCGGCGCTTGCGCTGCACCGTTCGCGGCCACCTCGTGCGGGTCCGTGTCCAGCACGATCCCGAGCTGCTCGGCCATGTCCAGCTCGCGCCGGCGCTGCTGCATGAGATCCTCGAGGTCGCCGCCCTGCGACGCCACCACGTCAGACAGCGTTGTAAATCCGCAACGAACCGCGTCTTTGTAGGCCGCCATCTCCTTGGCAGGGTCGACCCACTGCCATCCGCGCGGGATCCAGCGCACCGCCCGGAACGGCTCCGGGTTGGTCTCGTACTGCGCGAGCTGCAGGTCGCCCGACAGCACGGCCAGGTCCAGCCACTCCTCGAACACGCGGCGATGGAAGCACTCGATCATCCAGCTCTGCAGCACGCGCCACTGGTCGCGGTCGTCCAGCAGCGATAGCCTCGAGCTCGAATAATTCGACTCCGAATAGTCCCGGCTGAGCGTCGCATACGAGACCCCGATGCCGGCCGCCATCGACCGCAGCATCGCCCGCACGAACGGCTCGTACTGCCCGCCCGGCCGCGATGGCTTGCTCTCGGTGTAGGTCTCGCCAGGCAGCAGTCGCTCGATCTTGCCAGGCTCGAACGTCGTCACCGGCTGGTCGTCCTGCGTGCCATCCTGCATCGCGTCGTCCTCGGGCGACGTGATGAACCCCATCCGGCAGGCTTCCGCGCGGGCCGCAATGACCTCGGCCTCGGTGTAGCCGTTGAGATGGTGCATGCGCATGATCGCCGAGGCGATCCACGGGAACCCTCGGGTCTGACCGGGCCGCTCCTGCCGATACAGGTGGATGACTTGGTCGGCCGGCACCCGGACCGTGCGCGTGTCGAGCGTGCCCGACACCGCCAGCGGATAGTCGCCCGGATGCTGGACCTTGAAGTGATACGCCACCGGCCGGCCCCATTGGTCCCGCTCGACACCCATGCGGATCTCGTTCCCGGTGCCCTTGGCCATCTCCGTCAGGTCAACGTCCAGCCGATCGGCCTCGATGATCTCGAGCCCCAGCGGCACGCGGCTGCCGCCGAACTGCTGGCGCACCATCCGCACGAACACCTCGCCCGACTCTGCCACCGACCGGATGGCCAGCCGCTCAATGTCCGAGAACGACAGCAGCCCAGCGACGTGGCAGTGCCGCGCCCGCTTCCAGCGCTCCCAGGCCGCCTCGATCTGAGCGTTCGTCGCGTCGTCCATCCGCCCGCCGCGGCGCATCCGCACCGACGCCTGCATCGTGATGCCTTGGCCGATGACGTTGTTCTCGATGACCCGCAGCGCGTTGCGGACGTAGTCGTTATTCTGCGCCAGGTCACGCGAGCGCTGGCGCATGGTCTTGAGACCCTTGCGCAGATCAGCGTCCAGCGAGTTCGTGCTCGTCACCCAGTCTGACACCAGCCGGTCATACTGCGCCGCCTGGAACTGACGAACCCGCCGCACCTCGGCCTTACGCTTGAACCAGTCACGCCATCCCATATCAGCCCCCGAACCGGACGTACACCGCCCGGCCACTGTCCAGCCCCTTGGCGATCCGCTCGGCGCGCTTCTCGCGTGCCACGTCGGCCTTGAGTTTTGATTCCAGCGAGATCAAGTCGGCCATCGGGATCTTCTTCAGACTGCGATTGCCGATCGTGTACTCCTGCGCCCCGTTGCCGCCGTTCAGCCGGCCCCGCATCTCGGCCTGCACGGCCTCGAGGTCGATCTGCGCCTGGCTGCGTCCGTCGTAGTTGGTGCCGACCGCGATGTTGCCCAGAATCCGCACCTCGCCCTGCTCGAGCGTGTAGCGCTCGCCGGCCTTGGTGACGTAGAGCTGGAACCAGTGCGAGTCGACGTGCAGCGGTGCAGTCTGCGCAGCGGTCAGCGTGAAATTCCAGCCGCCCACCCCGTCCGCAACACCGGTCGCCGTGATGCTATCGTTCCCGGTGTTGTGCTTGAGCACGAACGTAGCCACCCAGCTCTGATTGCTGGCGTAGTCAGGCGTCGCCGGGATATTGAACTTGACGGTATCGCCGGCGTAAATCGACGTTGGAACGCCCATGCGTCACCATTGCGTGAGGAAGTTTCCCCGTATTCTACGCTGAACCGGCTTTTTCTGCTCTTGCTGCGGCGTGACTTTCTCAGTCTCCGGCGTGATCTTGAGTGATCGCTCCAACTGCTCCCAAACTGTGCGCCTGTTGTACCGCGTCAGCATGAGCTGCAGCGCTGCGTAGGCGTAGACCGCACAGTCCAGCGCTTCATTGCGAGCGCCACTTTTCTTGATCCATTCGCGCACCGGAAAGCCCTTGACGTACCGGGTGATCTGCTTCTCGGCCGTCAGTTGCTCGAAGAACCCCTCGGGCAGCTCGCCGTGAAAGTGCAGGTAACCCGGCCCAGGCTCGTTGAGCTTCATCCGAGCGTATAGCGTGCCCTTGATCGTGTCCGAGCCCACCGGGTAGACCTCAGCGGCGCCCTTGATCGTGCGACCCTTCCAGTTGAAATCGACCTTGCTGGCCTTGCCGATCGGCGGCTTGCCCCGCTGCGATTGACCCTTCACCGCGACGATGCCGTGCTGCTTGCGGTCGCGGCAATAGGCGTACACCTCCGAAGTGAAGTGCCCGCCTGAGTCCACCGCGGCGGCTGCGATCTTCAATGGCTCGGCCAGCTCGTGTGCCACGGGTTTGAGCAGCACCTCGTCCAGCTGATGCCAGACCTTCGGCTGCGACGGATCGCCGAATATCTCCATGTGGTCGATGACCCAGCACTCCTCGCCGCGACCCCAGCCGTACAGCGTCACGGCCAGCCTGTTGTCCTGCGTATCGACCCCGGCAGTGATCGCAAGCACTCGCGCAGGCGCCACCCCCGCCTGGTAGAACTCGACCCGCTGCTGCAGGTCCGAGGCGCCCAGCTTGGCCGAATAGTCCTCCTCCCAGGTCTCGCCCAGCACCGTGTTGACGAAGGTCTTGAGCAGCGCCGCGTCCGACTTCGCCGCCAGGAACTCGGCGACGATCTCCGACCAGGATTTCCAGCCGAGCGGACTGTACAACGAGGACAGGTGAAACCCCGCCGTCCGTCCGTCGCTCGCCGCCGTCGGTCGCCATTCGCCCGCGGCCAGCATCTCCGACTTGTGCCGCTCCTCGATGAGCACGCCGCATTCCTCGCAAGCGTAGGCCGCCGTCTGCGGGTCGTCGTCGTGCCATTTGATCTGTGCCCAGCGGAGCCACTGCTTGTGGCCGCAGTGCGGGCAGGGGACAAAATAGCGGCGTTGGTCGCTCGTGTTGAATTCGCGCTCGATCCGGCTCACGTCCTTGATCGTCGGCGTCGAGCACAAGTACACCTTGCGCCTTGAGAACGTCGTCGTGCGCTTCTCGGCGAGCTGAACGGGGTCGCCTTCTCCATCCACATCCGAGGGGTACGCGTCGACCTCGTCCAAAAACAGGTACCGCACCGGCATCGATCGGAGCCCGGCGGCCGAGTTGGCGCCGGTGATTATCAGCACGCCGCCCTGGAATTCCTTCGTCATCATCGAGTTGCCGCCGTCCCGGCTCGCGTTCGCGGCGATCCGCTCGTGCAGGATCGGCGTCTCCTCGATCATTGGCGCCAGGCGTTGCTTGCTGAACCGCTTTGCGGTGTCGACCGTCGGCTGGACCAGCAGCATCGGGCCTGGCGCGTGGTGGATGACGTAGCCCAGCCAGTTGTTACCGGTCTCGGACTTCCCAACTTGGGCGCCGGCCATAAACACGACACGCTGTACCGGGCTGTTCGAGCCCAGGCAGTCGAGGATCTCGCGCAGGTATGGGGTCCGCTCGGTGCGCCAGCGGCCGGGCTCGGCGGATGCCTTCTGGCTGAGCATGCGGTGCTGGTCGGCCCAGCTGCTGACTGTGTGGTCGGGATCCGGCGTCAGCCCAGCGCGGAACGCTTCCCGGTAGACCAGTGCGCCGTCATTCATAGCCAGTTGAAAAACCGTCGCAGCAGGTAGGACCGCGCTAGGCTCACCACGGTGAAGATCGCGCCAATCGTCAAGTGTTCCTTGACGGTTGCATCGATGCCGAACAGTGGGAACACCGCCGCCTGAGTAGCGACGGCCACGCCGTAGCCGATCGCCACATTAGCGACCGACTCGACTGCTGACATAGTGCGCGATTGCGTCACGCGGCACCTGCGAACAGGTCAGGCTGCGGTTCCGCAGCTTTTGACGCGCACGGCCCGTCGACTGCCATGATGCGGGCTTGAGCGATTGCCAGGTATTCTGCCTCGCGCTCGATGCCGATGAAATCAAACCCCTCAAGCCTGGCGGCCTTGCCGGTGCTGCCGCTACCCATGAACGGATCCAGAACCAGGCCATTAGGCGGCGTTACCAGGCGGCAAAGGTAGCGCATCAAGTCGGTTGGTTTGACCGTTGGGTGTACGTTGTCCGCGCCACGGTCGGACCGGCTGGCCTTCGCGCAATAGAAAAACCGCGCAGCATCGCCCAGCAGGGTGGCGGCTGCGTCGCCGTCGTGGATCAGGTTGGCGGGCCAGCGGCCGGCGGTTGATGGCTCAAACGTCCTACGAACACCGGCAAGAGCGTAGGACGTTTGAGCCATGTTAATGCCTTGCGTAACTGCGTTTTCGGTGTAGCCGTCGCTTGCTGGAACCCTGCACCCATCCACATTGATCGCCCCCGTCCCATGCGCCAGCACGTTCTCGGCCACAGTGCCGATGAGCGGCTTGCGCGCCACGGTTATCGGCTCCAGCGCGGGCTTTAGGGCGGTGCCCCAGCCTTGCCATTGGCGAGCGGCGTCCAGCACCGGCGTGCCGGGGTTTATGACGCGCTGCGTCGGCTGGTAAATATCGTTCCCGCCTGGCGCCGTCACCTCTCGATCTTCTCGCTCGTTTCCCGGCTGCCCCTTGCGCCCGTTAAGTCGCCACACCTCGGCGTCCATTTCTTCGCCAAACCCAAACAAGCCGCGCAGTTCCTGCCAGCGGTCCCAAGTGGGAAATGACAGACCGTTCTCCCAGTTCGACATATTGGCGGCAGCGGACTCAAGGTTCTTATGACCAGACAGAAGTGGGGCCACTGATTGCCGCGAATACCCTGCGGCTTCGCGTTTTAGTTTCAGCCAATCGCCCACAGTCTTCCAGTCACCTTGGTCGCCTCGCGCCTTGTCGATGGCCTTGCTCACATCCAGCGACTTCGGAAACCCCGACCCGTACACCCAAGCGATCATGTCGCGGATCTCGAATCCGGCATCCTCAATGCGCATCGCCATTCGATGCTGCGTACGGGTACCGGCGAACGCCAGCAGGTGCCCCCCTGGTTTCAGAACGCGCAGGCATTCGGCCCACACGTCCACGCTAGGCACGTCGTAATCCCACCGCTTGCCCATGAACGACAGGCCATAAGGCGGATCGGTGACAACAGCATCGACGCTGTTGTCGGGCAGGGTGCGCAGCACCTCGAGGCAATCACCGTGTAATAGTTTCACGTTTGATGGTCACTCAAGTTTCAAATCCTCAAGCGCCCTGCGGATCTCATGCGTGAGCCGCTGGTGCACCTTGAACTGGTTCGTCTCCGCGGCCAGCTCAGCGGCCACCCGATCGGGGATGTTCAGCATCGCGTCGCGCACCAGCCTGGCCACGCGGAACGCTTCCCGCTTGGCTGCCTCGGCCTCGACCAGCTTGCCCTCGCGCTCCTCGAGCTCGAGCTGGGCCAGCCTGGCCTTGAACCTCTCGTGCTGGGCTCGGGCCTCGGCGTAGCTAATTGGTTGGTCGGAGTCGGGCTCAGCGGCCGCTGTCTGCTGGTTCTTGGCGTGAGCCGGAAAGCCGCTTCCGCTGTCCGTGTTGGCCGCCCATTCCTGATCGGCCAAGTCGACGGTTATCTGGTACCCGTTGCCGTGACGCTTGACAGATTCCTTGATGCGATGCTCGTGGATCGCCTTCAAAACGGCTGCTTGAGTAACCCCGCGATGCTTTGCGTAGGCCGTGGCGGACAGTATCTGACTCATCGGTCACATACTAGGTCGGTAAGTGACCACTAACTTTACGTCGCGCGGGAGAACGACC